ACTAGATAAAATTTAGTATACAATAATAAGGAGATATAAAATGGCACATTTTGCAGAATTAGAATCAAAAACAGATCCAACAGGTTTTACATCTGATACACATTTAGTTGTAAAAAGAGTAGTAGTTGTAGGTAATGATTGTGTAACTTCAGATGAACACGCTGATGGTGAAGCATGGTGTGTAAATTTTTTTGGTGGTGGAACATGGAAACAAACTTCTTACAATAACAATTTTAGAAAACAATATGCAGGCATGGGTTATGTTTATAATGCCTCAAAAAATAAATTTTTATTACCTCAACCTTACGATTCTTGGGCACTTGATTCAAGTGACGATTGGCAAGCGCCAGTTACATATCCTGCTGGTGATCAATCAGCATATAGAATTTCTTGGGATGAAGATAATTTAAGGTGGTTAGGAACTAAACGTTCAGACGATTCAAATTACAGATGGGACGCGGATAATACTCAATGGGTATCCGTGTAGGGGTACCTTATGGCTAGAACAAACGGCGGAATAATTGGAAAAAGAAATTTATCTTCTTTCGGGAAGTGCACGGTTACTACTAAAACCTCAGGAAGTTCAACTTTAACAATACAAGCAGGAACTAGAGTTATACAAACTTTACTTGTTGCTGGAGGTGGTGGAGGCGGTCGTACTCATGGTGCTGGTGGAGGTGCAGGTGGTTATGTTTGCACTGAAGCTGTTGTTTGTGGACCTGTTTCAATAGTTATTGGCGGCGGTGGTGCTGGTGCACCTATTAATGGAAATGGTACTAGTGGCGTAAATTCTACTGCAGCAGGACTTACTGCTAGTGGTGGTGGAGGTGGTGGTCATGAAGGTGATGCTGGTATTGATGGTGGTTCTGGAGGTGGTGGCGGTGGTGCTGGTGGTGGTACTGGTTCTGCTGGTGGTACTGGTAGTCAAGGAAGTGCTGGTGGAGTAGGTTTTGTTGGTGGTGGAGGTGGAGGTGGTTCTTCTGCTGTTGGTGTTACTGGTATTGCTGATGGACTTGGAACTGGTGGAGCTGGAACATCAAATAGTATTACAGGATGTGCAGTAACTTACGCTGGTGGTGGTGGAGGTTCTGATCCTGATTGTGTTGCTGGTAATGGTGGTGCAGGTGGTGCTGGAGGTGGTGGCAGAGGTGCTGGTCAACAAGGTGCTGGTGTAGCTGGTACAACAAATCTTGGAGGTGGTGGTGGTGGTGCACAAAATGCTGTTGGTGGTAATGGTGGATCAGGAATTGCCGTAATAAAAGAATTAAGTAAAGCAAGTGGTGTATGGAATTTAAGAACACACATGGCTGCTTTAACATCAGGAAAATGTGGTGTTTCTGCATGGCCTAAATTTGAACAAACTTTAGCTGGAAACTTTTTAATAGTAGCTGGTGGTGGTGGAGGTGGAACTGGATCATCTGGAGATGCAGCAGGTGGCGGTGGAGCTGGTGGATATTTAACTTCATTTTGTAATAGCTGTGCTGCAACTGTAAATTTTTCATCAGGTAATCATACAATAACTATAGGTGGAGGTGGAACTGGAGCAGGCCCTGATGTGGCTGCAACTAATGGAAGTGGAGTAGATACAACTATAAATTATGATAGTTGTGGTGCTATAACTGCTACTGGAGGTGGTGGAGGTGGACCTATTGGTGCAGTCGGTGCTAATGGTGGATCAGGTGGTGGAAGTGGTGCTCAAGGTCCAGGTGGTGGATCAGGAAATACTCCTCCTAAAGCTGCTGGAATAGGTGGACCTCAAGGTAATGGTGGTGGTGCTGGTTCTGGTGGAGGTTGTAACCCTAACGCTGATAGTGGTGCGGGTGGTGGAGCAAATGCTGCTGGAGCTGATACTGCTGGAGCTGGTGGAGCAGGTAAACCAAATTCAATAAACGGAAGTGATGTTACATACGCTGGAGGTGGTGGTGGTGCTAAAAGAGGTCCTGATGGTGGATCTGGTGGTGCTGGAGGAGCAGGCGGTGGTGGAGCTGGAGCAGGACAATCTGCCCAAGGTGTAAATGGAACTGTAAATCTTGGTGGTGGCGGAGGTGGTGGCGGAGGTACTGCTTCTGGTAAAACTAATGGTGGATCAGGAATTGTTATATTATCTTTTCCTTCAGATGCTGTTATATCTGCAGCTCCTGGTTGCAATACTGTTTCAACGATACCAGGCCCTGGAGTGAAAGTAGCTACCTTTGATGTTTCTGGTACATTGACAGTTCTTTAAATATATATATAGTGTTTCTATGGTGGTAAAAGAAAGAATATGAATTTAACAAATTATTATTGGTATTTTAAATCAGCGATTCCTGAACGTATTTGCGATGACATTGTTCGTTATGGAAAACAATTGCAAGATGAAATGGCTGTTACTGGTGGATACGGTAAAGAAAATTTAAATAAAAAAGAAATTAAAAATTTACAAGAAAAAAGAAATTCAGATGTTGTTTGGATAAATGATCGTTGGGTATATAGTGAAATACAACCTTATGTAAGGTTAGCAAATAAAAGTGCGGATTGGAATGTTCAATGGGATCATTCTGAATCTTGTCAATTTACAAAATATAAAAAAGGACAATTTTATGATTGGCATTGTGATAGTTGGGATAAACCATATCAAAGACGACAAGGAGATCCATCACATGGTAAAATTAGAAAACTGTCAGTAACAGTTTCACTATCCAATCCAAAAGATTATAAAGGTGGAGAACTAGAATTTGATTTTAGAAACATAGATCCAGATAAAAAACCTAACATTAAAAAATGTACAGAAATACTACCTAAAGGATCATTGGTTGTGTTTCCTTCTTTTGTATGGCATAGAGTATGTCCAGTTAAAAGTGGTGAACGAAACAGTTTGGTTATTTGGAATTTAGGATGGCCATATAAATAGGAGAAATATGAAAAAGAAAAAAATAAAAACAACAACTTACCCTACTCAATTAGCTAGGGAAGACTATTTTAAATGTCCTATTTGGTTTGCTGATGCACCAAAGTTTGAAAAAAAATTAAACAATGCATCTGATAAATATATTGAAAAGTCTAAAAAAACTTTAAAACCAGCAATTGATAAAAGAAATAAAGAGTTTGGTAATAAAGGAGACATGGGTCATGTATTTCATTCAACAACTTTAATAGGAGATAAAAATTTTAAAGAAATACAAGCATATGTTGGAGCAACTGCTCATAATTTATTAATAGAAATGGGTTTTGATTTAACAAATCACCAAGTATTTACTACAGAAATGTGGGTACAAGAATTTGCTAAAAAAGGTGGAGGACATCATGCTTTACATACACATTGGAATGGCCATATTTCTGGTTTTTATTTTTTAAAAGCTAGTGAAAAAACATCTATGCCTTTATTCGAAGATCCTCGTGCAGGTAATGTAATGAATCTTTTACCAGAAGCAGATAAATCAAAAGTAACTTATGCTAGTTCAGCTATACATTATAAAGTTAAACCAGGAAGTATGATATTTTTTCCATCATATATGCCACATCAATATGTTGTTGATATGGGTTATGAACCATTTAGATTTATACATTGGAATTGCCAAGCTTTTCCAAAAGGAATTTTAAATGTCTAAACAAAATAAAGATATGAAAAAAGCTATTATTAATACTATATTAGAAACTAGTCCATTAAAAACTAAACCAAATTTTATCGATAATTTTATAAAATCTAAAATGCAATTGAAAGGAAAAAATGTCATTAAAAAAATCAACGTTTCAAAAAAATAAATACTCTGTTTTAAAAAATGCAATTTCACCAGAGATAGCTTCTTTCGTATATAATTATTTTTTAAACAAAAGAAAAGTTGCAGATTTTTTATTTAATCAAAAATATATTTCACCCTTTACAGAATATTTTGGTGTATGGAATGACGAACAAGTCCCTAACACATATTCACATTATTCTGATATTGCAATGGAGACTTTATTAGAACAAGTTAAACCTGTTATGGAAAAACACACAAATTTAAAATTAAGTCCTACATATTCTTACGCACGAATTTATAAAAAAGGCGATGTATTAATTAGACACAAAGATAGATATTCATGTGAAATATCAACAACATTAAATCTAGGTGGTGACCCATGGTCAATTTATTTAGACCCAACAGGTAAACAAGGTCAAGCTGGAATTAAAGTTGATCTTAACCCTGGTGATATGCTTATATACTCTGGCTGTGATCTTGAACATTGGAGAGAAGAGTTTACTGGTAAAGATTGTGGACAAGTATTTCTACATTATAACAAGTCATCTTCTAAAACAGCTAAAGAAAATTTATATGATAAGAGACCATTTTTAGGGTTGCCTGCTTGGTATAAAGGCTTTAAATTACCTAAATAATATTGTATATAATAATATGGCGGGAGATTCCACCACATATTCTCCTGCCTTATTATTAAGGATTTTTTTATATGTTACAAAAAGTTAAATTTGCACCTGGATTTAATAAACAAGTTACCTCAACCGAAGGTGAAGGCCAATGGGTTAATGGTGACAATGTTAGATTTAGATATGGTTTACCAGAAAAAATAGGGGGTTGGGCTCAATTAGGTTCAGTTGACATTACAGGTCGTAATACAGCTATTCACCATTTTGTAAATACATCAGGTATTAAATATGCAGTGCTTGGTACTAATAGAATATTGTATGCTTATTCTGGTGGTATTTTTTATGATATACATCCAATTAAATCTACAACAACTTTAACTAGTGCATTTTCTACAACTAATGGATCAGCAACTGTAACATTAACTTTTGCATCAGCACACAATGCAAACAAAGGTGATATTTTATTATTGGATAATTTTACCTCTATAACAAATTCTAATTTTAATTCAGCAAATTTTGACGACAATAAATTTCAAGTGACTTCTATTCCAACATCTACAACACTAACACTTACTATGGCATCTAATGAATCAGGATCAGGTGCAAGCACCTCTGGTGGTATTAGAGTAAAGCATTATTTTCCAGTAGGGGTGGCCCAAGAAGTTGCATCAACAGGTTGGGGATTAGGTCAATGGGGTGGTACAGAATCAGGAACATTTACCTCAACACTTGCATCAGGAATTAATGCATCAGTTACCTCTTTAACACTAGCGAGTGCATCATCTTTTCCAACATCTGGAACAGTGCAAATTGGCTCTGAACTAATTACTTATACAGGCGTTACTAGCAATACTTTAACAGGTTTAACCAGAGGAGCTGTAGGTACAACAGCAGCGATACATTCTTCAGGAGCAGAAGTGAAAGACTCTTCAGGATATGCAGGTTGGAATACAGCTGTATCAGGTGACGTTGTGACTGCACCTGGTTTATGGTCATTAGATAATTTTGGTAACAAACTTATTGCAACAATAACAGGAGGTGAAAGTTTTGAATGGGATTCAAATCCAACAGCAGCTAATAACACTAGAGCAACAATTATTTCAGGTGCACCAACAGCATCACAATTTAGTACGGTATCAACACCCGATAGACACTTAATATTTTTTGGAACAGAAACAACTATTGGAGATAAAACAACCCAAGACCCAATGTTTATAAGATTTTCTTCACAAGAAGATATTAATACATACACACCATCAGCCACTAATACAGCAGGTACACAAAGACTTGCAGATGGATCTAAAATTGTAGGTGCTATTAGAGGAAGAGATGCAATCTATGTTTGGACAGATACCGCTTTGTTTATTATGAGATTTGTCGGTCCACCATTTACTTTCTCATTTCAACAAGTTGGTACTAACTGTGGATTAATTGGTAAGAATGCAGCAGTAGAAGTTGACGGTACAGCTTATTGGATGTCTGATAATGGTTTCTTTAGATACACGGGTAAATTAGAATCACTACCATGTTTAGTTGAAGACCATGTTTACGATGACATTAATACAATTCCAAAACAACACGTTAATGTTGGACTAAACAATTTGTTTGGTGAAATTATGTGGTTCTATCCTAGCTCTGGATCAGG